TTCTCCCCTTCGCTGAAATTCTCATAACTAAACACATCGCGATGCCGACTCTTGATGGTTTCCTCGAACTGCTCATTCAGCGTGAATTGTACCGGAAAATTCAGCGACGAAAGATAATGATTGACACTACGATTGATGACCGGCAAATATTGCTGAATAACCCGCGTCCGAATCCCCGTGTCTTTCAAGAGTGCATTTGCGTGTTCTTGTACTTGCTTCTGGTAGATTAACGTCGCCACGTGCGCTTGTGCGGCATCCAAATCGGCTACCTCGGTTGGTGACGGTGGCGGGGCATCAAACGTCCGTTCGCGTTCTTCGATCAATCGCTTCGTATCCTTCGCCAACGACTTGATGCGTTCTTCTAATTGCTTGCGGGTGACTTCTACGGATTGTAGTTGCTGTTGTGCGTGTCGGGCATGGTCCAATCGTTTCGACAACTTAGCGGCAATCTGCTGGGCGTCTCGATAATCCGCGTCAATTTTTGCAAGGGCGTCGGCTGCGTCTGATAGTTTGGTTGTTTTGAAGGTGTCGTCAATGGTTTGGGTACACATCGGACATTGATCGTGGTCTTTGAAAAACGTATGGCTATGCGATAGATGCTGACGTTCCGTAGCAAACCGTGCCACTAATTTCGTGGCTTTAGTGTGCTTCTCCTGCCATTCGGGCATCTTCTGTACCATCTCGCGCAACTTCGCTTCATTCTCGATAGGGGCGTTGCGGTCCTCATGTAATTGCCGCGTGGTGTCGTCATTTGTAGCAATCTGCGATTCCAACACGGTTCGTTTTTCTTGCTGCTGTTGCACCCATCGCTCTTGATAATTTTTGACCAGCGCGAGTTGTGATTCAATAACCTGCACCCCATGTTGTGCCGCACTAATCTGCTCTTTGGTGTGGGAGAGACGTTCTTTCACTAGCGACTGCATGGACGAAAAAACCTCAATGTCCAAAATTTCAGTCACAATATCACGTCTCGATTGGGGCGTGAGTCGCATGAATGGAACATATGAAGACGCGCCAAGAATAATGACGTTCGTGAATGACTTGTAATCGCATCGAAGAATATAGTGCTCCAGATACGATTGCATTTCTGCGACAGACGGAAGTTCTGGAATCTTTGTGCCATTGCACACGATGTCAAAGACCGCCGGCTTCATTCCTCGACGCACAAGATATTGATTGTTTTGTGTCTCAAACTCTATCTCGACAAGTAAATTTTTCTCGTTAACACTATTGACAATACCACCTTTCACAATATTTCTAAATGGCTTGCCGTATAATACAAAACACACCGCATCCAGCACCGACGATTTACCCGCGCCGTTAACTCCCACCAGCAATGTATGGGAGTGTGAGTTCAGGTCATAGGAGTTCCACGCGTTCCCTGTCGATAAAAAATTTTTATACTTGATATTTTTGAATGTCAGCATTAGTGTCTCGCCACCGTCTTGGCTCGGTCTGTTGCTTCCTGATATAACTCCGACATCAACACGCTTACGTCACGTTGGATATCCGTATTCGCCCACGGGAGCGTTTCGATATATCGCATAATGAGAGTTTGTGTGTCGAGTGTGTGATCATGATCGACCGCTCCAAAATCCTCCGTCGACCACGCCGTGTCGTCAGTGAACTGAATATCGTGGGCACCCAGTTTCATGACCGCGTCCACGAACGTATCGTACCATACCGTATTGGTTTTCTGCTTCACCGTCACCTTGACAATTTTCTGTGTCAAATTCTCCTCGCGCATCGAATCTAGGAGCGTGTGCACATATGTGCCTGACTGGTCGGTATCGTCATAGGTGAACCGATAAAACAACCGATGTGGGTTCTCCACAAAATCTAACTGGTGCGTCTGTGGTGTCCACCAATGAAAACCGCGAGCATCTTCCGCATCCGACCAAATCATTTCATACGGGGCCCCCAAATAATGAATGTTTGCCTGTGAGGACTTGTGATGATAGTGACCCGATAACACGAGATTGAAGTGTCGAAAGTCGTCCGTCGACATTCCATGTATGTTGGGCACGCCACGGAACATATCAAAATTTCCAAATTCAAAATGTCCCATCACGACGCCGCCGGTGAACGCACGAATCGCCGACAGGGACGACGTCATATTGCCCTCACATAACCACGGGACCATCAAGACCGGCACATCCTCGACAGAAATCGTCGTCGCATCTTGATAGATATGAACGTTGTCATATTCACGGAACGCTTCGTGGCTCGACAGATGAAGGCTGTGCTTATACGGAAGATCATGATTGCCCAGTGCCCAGTGCACTGTAATGCCCCGAGCCCGCGCGGGTTCAAAGAACATGTGTTTCGCAAATGATAGCGTTTGGTATGCAATAAACTTTCGACGATCCGTCACATCTCCGAGATGGAGAATTGTCGTGACGTCGCCTTCCGCATCAATCGCCGGCCAAAAAACTTTAGTGTAAAACTCCTCTTGGTTCGTGTAAATAACCTGCGAATCGCCGCGGGAGCCGAAAGTGCGTGTCAGTTACAATGGGGATTCTCTTCGCCATTACCGACACTCCTTTCCCTGAGTAGATACGCGTACGCATCCACGATGCTGTTTATGGCACTGTGTCATTCCTGTTCCTCATCTTCCTGTTCATCATCGCCGCCGGTGGTTTCTGTAACACCATCAAGCGCGAGTTCGCCGTGACGATCGTCGTCTAGTATATCAAAAGAAACAATATCTTCATCCAGTTCATCGGTGAGTTTGGTTGTGCGATTTCGCGCAAGTTTATCTTCATACGAGCGAATAAATTCGTGTACGTTCTCATAGGAGATCCATGCCGCATCTTTCACCTCAAATGAGTCGTTCGAATCAATGACATAATCTTCCTTCTGATGGGCTTTGTGTAAGGCATACTTATATTTCGTATATGAGTGTTTCTTCTCGCGCTCGATACGACGAATAAATGCGTAGTGAATAATTTGTGTAAAATAAGCAAACGGATTTTGACTCTTCTTAGGATCGAAGTTGTGCATATATAAAATGCAGTTTTCCATCGCGTCTGATATCATATCCTCCCGAAAGGTATAGTTCGCAAAATTCGGCTTATTTGACAACTTGGTCGCAATTTTTAATAAACATTCTCCCACATAATCAGGAATAGCGGGGGCTTTGAGTGTGCGATGCGTTTTCTTTTGTGCTGCGCGATACTTGTCCAGCGCGGCTCGATATTTCGACATTACCGCGAATAACTTCTTGTTGTCAACATAATGTTTTTCGGCCATTAGTGCGGTTTTCCTTTATGATTAAAATTTTGGAGCAGATAGTCCACGTATGAGCGACGAATATCGTTCAACGTATCTTCGGACAGGGCGGCTGCCTGTTGTTGTGTGGACGTCGAACTCTCGGGAGCATACAGTTGATCCGCCCATTCCATATAGGAATTAATATACTCATCCGCCAAAGGGGCGATAGACAACACATGATCGGAATAAATGGGGAAAATGAGGGCCGTTGTGAAGGGAATCCACCGAGCAAAGCGGGTGCGAACCGCAGAATATACGGTCTTGGTATGCCCACCCGAAGTGGGGGAATGCTCCACGGGTATCTCATCTGTAAGAATGTGTAGCGGGCGTTCCATAAACAATCGGTGTTCCTCGTCTTCGCGGCGGTGAAACAGAACACACAGAATATCTTCTCGATTGGTTAGTCGCACTAGCACTGGCATCCCGTGAAACAGGGGTTCTAACGCAGATTCAGGATTGTCCATGCGACTCCTCAATAGAATGGGTATATAGTTCAATCGGAAAAGATTCTTCTTGATAAAATTTTGCCCGATGCGCCCAATGCTTATAACAATAATTCACATAAGATTTTTGATGGGCATCATCCACGAGATCCATCACATATACTACTTTTTTGCTGGCATGCAGGCGCAGACCGCGACCGATACTCTGAAGCACTCGATATCGGCTTTTGGAGGGAGACGCAAAGACGACATGATGCAGTTTACGAATATTCACACCGGTGCTGAATGTGCCGTCAATAGGACGCGATTAGAATCGCGTCCTGCACCTTCTCTTTCTGCACACTAATTGGTTTCATTAGTCGCCTCAATCTTCACGGGTTTCATATGCGATACCTCGATTGACTCATACAATAGGTAGTATACCATAATATTTAGTGGGAATATTCCCACCACAAATGAAAAGGGGAAAGCATTGCTGCTCTCCCCCATTCGGTATTCGCGAACCCCGAATATTACTCAGGGAACTGTGAGTCGTCGTTGGCGTCGCTCGAAATGGTCTTCATTGCAACAAGAGTTTCATATTGGACGCGATTCCCTACAACTTTCCGTAACACCCATCCCGCTGAAGTCACCTTGCTCTGTTCGGAACCCAGCGCAGCAGTTGCGACGGATCCCGTCCCACCCGCACCACCGAAGGTCACGGTCGGAATAGAGACATAGCCGGTGCCGTTGGCGGTCATCGTCACTGCTAACACCCCGAAGGCGAGGTTAATTCTAAGACCACTACCGGAACCCGTGGTGTTGGTCACATCGTTGTTTGCGACACGCGTCGGGAGTGTGGTAAATGCTCCAGCGGTGTTGATCGAGATGGTCAGCACGGTGTTTGAGGCGGCCGCATTCACGGTCAACACATTGAACTTCGCGCCGGTCGTTGCTCCCGCAGCACCCGAGGTGTTGATTGTCACCACATCATTGGGGGCATAGCCTGACCCCCCTGCGAAAATGGTGCTTCCCGTCACGATCTTTGCCGTCGCTTGTGCGGTGGCACCCGTGGCTTCAATTCCACCACCGGAAAATGAAACCGTAGGACGCGCGGTATACCCACTCCCCGCCGACGATACAGTCACACTCGCAACCTGACCAACAACGCCATCCGCCATTTCCGCGACCGACACACCATAGGTGCCTACCGTTGCGCCCGTGATATAGGCGTCAGCGGTCGTGTTGTTAAACAGGGTGTTGGCTTCTGCCCGAGTGGAAGCTTTTCCTACCTGAGCGGGCGCCCAAATCGGGGAATCCTGCTTGCGATCTACTTTAGCCCATTGTGCCATACGTGGTGTCCTTTTCTTCGTTAAAGTGAAACGTTCGGGAATCTTTGCCCTACTTCTATTTAGATATTTTCAATACGCTACTATTGGCGCGACACCACGTCTCCAACACGTCATCCTCAGAAGAAATCTCACTGGCGCGCTTCTGGCGACCATTAGACAAGGGCACCATCTCCTCGGGGGTGCATCGCACCTGAAGGTCACCAAAGTCCAATACGCAGTGTTCTGCGCTCTCTAGGAGCGCCCGCACGCGTTCCCGCGCAGGGCCGTCAATATCCCCACTCACAAAATATATAGGACGCGTGGCACCTAACGTTTGCCGTATCGCCTCATACAACGGAATCCCATGTTTTTCGACATATGTATACAGCACCAACACATTTCCCGTCAACTGTGACACGAAATCGACCAGCCACGACATCCGACCAGAATGCTGGACCAAATAATCCAGTTCTTCGTGATAACTTCGCTTCTGTTCTTTGAGCATCCACTTATCACGTGTGCCATATTGTAAAAAATGAGCTTGTACCATAATAGGAGTGAGATGACCCCGCGTCTGAAGGTCTGCGGTGCGGGCGACTCGATGTGCGGGGCCGAAACTGCCTTCCACGAGTAGAAGATGTGACTTTGCATCATCCAGTGTGCCGGTGACGCCGATACGCACCGCACACTGAGGGAGTTTTTCCATAATCGATTGGAGTGACGTGGATTTGAATAAATGCGCTTCGTCCCCTAACAATGTATGAAACCGCGCAAAGAACGCTTCTGATTGTCGAAATACGGATTGCCACGTAGAGATCACACACGGCTTATTGGTTTGTTTCTCCACCCCTCCAGTGATTTGGTGTACCGCCATATCAACATCGGTCCAGCCATATTCTCGAAAGTCCTCAGTCAATTGTGATACGAGGGAAATGGTAGGCACAATAAGCAGCACCGGACCTGCCTCCATAAGATGTCGTACCAAATAGTAAAGAATTAGTGATTTGCCACTCGCCGTCGGAGACAATAATGCACATCGTTGGTGATGAAGAGCATAGGTGATCGCCTCGCGTTGATATGAGCGGATTTCAAAGGGAACCGGATATTTTGCAATTAGACATTCGGTATCAAACTCCGACCATTCAGAACGGGTGGTTGTGAGGGTGTTTCGGACGCTATACCCTCGGGAGGCGGCGAACACTTCTAGACGGGGAATCAATCCCGTCGGTAGTGTTTGAGTAGGTTTGTGATAGACACGGATTCGTCCATCCCAATGTCGACGCTTGACCGCGTGCATGAACCGCGCGCCGGGAACTTCGTAGGAAAAATATTCACCGATTTCTTTAGTGATGCCCTCATCTGCAAAAACATACGACCGAGAATGATGCAGCGGGGCAATGACGATATCAGCCGACATGATGAAGTCCTGTGGGGGCAACGACGTGGGCCATCATATGCGATAGAGTCACTCGACCCACTGATAGATCGGTTCTGCGCCAACAGTGTCGTAAATATGGGGATGGGCCAACAGGGCGCGGCGGTAGTAGGTCCACCCAATTCCCCGACCCCAACACAGGCGTTTCATAATCTCGCGTTTTGTGATTCTTCCGTGTGACCGTATCAATTGCACCAGATGCGACGTCGCATCCGTCTGTCGCATCGGCAACGACGCCGTCAGGGTGGTAAGATACTCACTGAGCGCAGCCATGCGCGGTTCCGTGGTGAGTGTGGCGGCGTGTGTCAGGGATTCCGTTGCGCGTAGGTTGCGATACGAGACATCGTCCAAATACCGATGCAGGAGGGTGAGTGCCTCGGACCAGTTCGTAAAAGTGTCCGCCGTGGGATGGAGTTCCTTATAGTAATCCGCATCATAGAAAATAAACGGACAGCCGTTCATCAACCCATCCGTCGCGGACAAACTCCATCCGGCGTACGTTTGTTTGGGGGCAACTCCGACGCGGCAGTGATGCAATCGCTGATAATACTGCGCCTTCGAGACTTTCTCCACAGAAATCCACGGCTCAGGCGCCGTGTCGAGTAAGGGAATCCACACGGTAAAATCCTGACGATGGGTCCGTAACTCACGCATGGCTTTCAGAAATGCGGGAAAATCTTTATACGGATCGGGGCGATGATTGTACACGATAATCTTATCGGTGTGGGGATTACTCTCCGCGACGATGTGCTCGGCGGGAATGCCTAACGCTTGCGGCACCAGAAGATCGTCGAGACGGCGACACACGGAGTCTGAAAACTGGTGGGCGGCCTCGCGCAGCAACAGTTGTTTTTGCGCCGCGGTATTCAGATAGCACCTATCCATATGTAAAAGACCGCTGATGTTTTCGCGGAAACTCGCTCCGTCCCATGTGGCCGTAGTGTTGAAATCCGTCCAATGACTGTACCCGAAAAACGCGGGGCGATGGTGCGTGAGATTCGCCATCGTCGCATACAACGCATGGGTTGCTTCGGGTAGATGAGACCACACAAGGTCGCAATCATGGTCGTGGGACAGTCGTTGCTTTGCTAACAGCACATCGAAATGGGTCCGCATCGCAGGGGCGTGTGTGGGCAGCGGCCAGTCGATTTGTTGGGTATTCGGAAATATCAAGGCCGACACCGGTTCGGGCATCCAAATCGTCCAGAAAATATCATTCCGCAATCGGTTTAGTTGTCCGATAACGGTAGACAAATATTGGACAAACGAATCTCGTTCTACTTGCTTACCCTTCCCATAATATGTGATGTTCGGGTAGACGATCGCCCGTATCATTTTTTTTGGCAGACCACTAGGGGTCGTCACATCAAGATTCATCATACTGGTAGTATAGCGTGAATGGTCGCGGGTAGTCCTAACTCGCCCCTTGCGAGAATTTCAGCCACTCGATATAGTTCCGCAACACAAAGTTTCGATTGTTGATATGTTTGATACAGTCTTCCAGAAATTCCAACTTGATTTTTTGATTATCGAATTTCCGTGATAGCGCCGCCATCTCTCCGTCGGCCACCAAGTATTGATCAATTTCTTGACGCACGATGCGCAACCCCTGTGGAGGCCAGCCGCGTTCCTTGAGTTCGTCGTCACTCATCCGCCCCGCATACCAATCCGTCTTGGCTCGTTTGACCGTGTCATACTCCTGCTTCACCACCATGTAGCGATTGCGCTCGGTGGTGTACAGTTGCCAATACTTCGCATGAAGTAGCGGGATATTGCGTAGTTCGGCATCGGGGCGCGAAAAATCGAGAGTCGAATCTTTGGCCCATTCGGTATGAATTGCATCCAGTGTCATTTGGACCCCAGTATAGCATCATCGTCGTATGTCAACAATAGAATAATAATCGTATTCAAATGTGGCTTGGCACGTCAGAGGAGTGATCGTATCGGTCGAGGTCGTCGTAAACTGAATTTGCCCCAATGAGGTGATATACACATTATGAAACATGATGCGCAGGAGTGGAATTTTCATCGCACTCACAATGGTCAGTCCAGCCGTCGTCCGTGCGGCGACGTCCAACCGTTCGGCGGGTTTTGCTGGGTAGACGAAGTTGATCTGGGACTCCACAAACTCCGCCGTGACGGCACTGCGATCCGGACCCCCCACCATGCCATACATCCACGAATACAGTTCGCGGTACGCGCGAAACTCTTCATCCACTAAAAACGACACGGTGATTGGGTCATACGTGAGACGATCCGGCAAATGTTTGGTATTAATGCCGGGAGTGTTCAGCACCGCGGCGCGGGCGGTCACGGTAGGCAGCGTCACTTCTTGAATGGTGAACGTGGTCAGCGGCAGCCGCGCAAATTGCATCGCATGACTAACCCCGTCGGCGGGAAACAGATTGAACGTATCCGAAGGAATCGAGAGCGTGCTCATAGTAGTATTTAGGTACGATATACCCACACCGATTGTCCTGCGTCCCAGACGCGACGGTATCCCCAGTGAAACATATTCTCGGCTTCCGTTAGAGTATCCACGTACCCGGGCAGTGATGCCAGTTTATGTTTCTGAAACGCCAACCGCGAATAGAGTTGACCATCCCTCCAATATTGATATCCCGGCGGTGTATCATGGCTCCACGTAAATCCGAGGGTGGAATACACCGACCCCTGAAATAGACGTTTATCCGCATAGGAATACACTTCACACGATGCGGGTAAAAGTTGTCGTAACTCTGACCACAGTTTCGTCCCCCCACCTGAAATATGAAGACCCGATTTGGTGGCTAATCGTAATAGTTCCCAACTTCCCGATTTGAAACGGGACTTTCCAATAGTCATCACCATGACCAGTTCATTCTGATGATACAGGCCGCGCGCATAAGTATAGGGGCGTGGGCCCTGAAGATGATACGTAGATAAGAATGTCGATACGTCACTGGGTCGGGGAATACGAATGTCGCACGTTCTCGCACCAATGGAATGATTTTTTTTCAGTGCGCTCTGAATGAGATTCTGACAAATCAACGGATGCTGTGCCCACTCCACATCCCAAAATTGGAGTAACCGAATCCCCACATTCATGGCAGCGATATGTTTGTTCTCGTGTCGTCGGCGCTCATCCGCCGTTTCTCGTCGATTATAACTATGCCAAAAACATCCGTGATATTCAATTCCGAGACGTTCATTCGGAAGATAGAGATCAATTTCCACAGGAGGAATGATGCTCCGATCACGCTGACGGATCTCCGTCACCCCCACCGACTCAATGAACGTTTTGATTTGCGTTTCGCCGCCAGTATACGCAATCGGGTGTTGTTTGGGAACGATTCCGAATTTTGCAAACTGCCGCGACATACAGGACTGCGAACATCCTAGAATATCCGCAATTTCTGTCAGGGTTAGCTGTTCATTGGTGCTACGAATCCATTCAGGATCGTGAAAATGTTCTTGGTCGATATGCACATAGCGCGACGCACGAATCGCCTCAACGAGGGTTTCTCGCTGTTCGGACCATTGTCGAACTGACGCATCGTGAAGTTTCTGTTTGACTTCGGGGGTGTTTCGGCTGGCTAAGATGTGCTCTCGGTATTCAGGAGTTTGCCACTTGTCTTTCAGAGTGCTTCCCCGTTTGCGCGCCGCATCGTCCCCATTCATTTTTTGTAACGACGGATTCTCCTGATAGAGTTTGGACATACGGTCGGCTTGTCGTTGACGTTCCTGTGGGTCGGTATATCTGCGGCGCGCGGCTTCGCGGAGTTTTTGTTTGTGTGCCTCACTTTTACTGTGCGTTTGTTTCATATGTATATTTAGCAGCGCAGTCAAAAAAAAAGGGGCAGGATTGCTCCTGCCCCCTCTTTCGGTGAATGCTAACAACCTTAGAACAGGTTGTTGACCTTAACCTTACGATAATAGACGTTCACATCCGCTTCGATTGAACCATTCGACTGGCTTGCGCCCTTCGAGAACGGGTTCGCGACCAGCGCGTAGCGGGTCTTAAATCCGATTTTCGGCACAAACGAATTGGGGTCAACCGCACGATACATCTGGAGCGGCACATACGGACAGTAGAACAGACCCGCATCATACGGCGAGGTGCCCTTGTATCCGACCACGAAGTATTCGGCCGACGCTCCCGTCGGAGCATACGGATCCACGAATACCTTGTACCGACCCATTAACGTGCCCGCAAACGTGTTGCCCGAGTCATCCACGGCCAAGTCCGCTTGCAGCGCCGGTGTGTAACTGAGCACACCCGCCGCCACCAGCGCCGACGCGACGTCGGACGAGGTGATGATGATGTTCCCGCGGCCCCGACGTGTCGCCTTGGCAATCGCGTTCGCTTCGCGCTCGATCTGGAAGAACAACCCCTTGAACTTCTCAACCGACCACCGACCATTGCTGTCGACGTCGAGATCGAACGTTCCAGCCGTCGCGGTTTGCGCCGCGCCGTTCGCCGCAGAGAATCCGATACTCCGAATCACTTCACGGTTGACTTCCGCCAGGATTTCAGCCGAGAGAATGTTCGCGAGTTCCGATTCTGCGTCGAGGTTGTGGATCGCCTTCAGGTCTTGCGCGATTTCGACCGAGTACTCGGCCTTGAGCGCACGCGTCACCGCTGTGGCCGTCACCTTTTCGATGCTGAACGCCATTTGCGGAATCGCATTCGTGGCTTGCAGCCCGCCGGTGCTATTCGCCACCCCGAGCGATTCACCAAACGCGGTGTTCGCACCCGAGGACGTACTGAATGAGCCCGAGAACGGGTTGGCGTTGGCACTGTGCGTACCACCCTGACCGGCCGCCGACCACGCCGTGTTGGCTTCCGAATACAACGCTTCGTCGCCGGACTGGCTGCCGTACCGTGAACGCATCGCGAAGATGAGGCCGGTCGGACCAGACATCGGCTGGACACCGCACACATCATACGCAATCAGGTTCGGCATCGACCGACGCACCAACGCGATGAGGATCGGATCGAAGCCCGCAACCGGACCCGTCGAGGTCGCAGCCGCCCCAAACCCACCCGTGCCGGCCGACATCGTCGGAACGGACTCGGTGAGGAGGTCGCCGGTGATTCCCGCCGCCTTCCGCGCTTCTTGTTCTTGGTTCTCAAGCACGATCGCCGTCACTGCACGACGGTATTCGTCCTTGATTTTGGGCATACCCGTATGATCGAGCAGGGGGGCCCACTTCTTCTCTAACTGTTTCTTTAGAATGGCCATATGTAACTTCTCCTAATACGTAACTAATGGGTGAATAAACCGAGCGTTTATGACCGCCCTGTGAGCCGATCCGCAATCTTCGTGTAGGCATCTACACCGGAAACTGTGGGTTGCTTCGTCTCAAAGAGTGGGGCAGCAACGGGCTCATTGCTCGGTCGCTCAACCGACTTCGTGGCCACAAAGTACTGCTCCCGCAGAGCAATCAAATCCTTCTTGAACTCTTTCGTTCCGACAAACTTCAAGGTGTTTGCACGTTCCACAAATGCACCACGATCCGATGCAGTCACCGCTCCGGCGGCTTCCGCAATCAGTCGTGCTTTATGTTCCTGCTTCAGCGCCAGACGCTCCCGTCGCACCGCCGCCCGTGCGGCTTCATGCAACTTCACGCTCTTCGCTTCCGACTGACTCAACTTCGTCTTCAGAGACTTGACATTCTTGGCTAACGCCTCGACCACATTGATTTTTGACTGCGGCACGTCGACGTAGTGCTCCACAAACAACTTCTGAAGACCCGCGATAAAACTATCGGAGAGACGATTCCGCAGTTGGTTCTGGAGCGCAACCTTGTTGTCCGTGGCCCATTGCTCGACCACATACGTCATATAGCGATCCACCTGTTGTGCGACTTTGGCTTCGTGGTGCTTTTTGGCCGCCGTGAACCGCGCCTGATAGGCTTCGTGCAGTTGCTGGCCGACTTGTTTCGCCACCGAACGCACGGCACTTTCAAACAACACTCGCGACTGACGCTTATCCTCTTCGGTCAGCACGTCGTTGTTTTCGAAGAGCTTCTTGGCTTCGTTCATCTTGAACGAAATCTTTAACTTACTTTCGGCCATGGTCGCAGGGTGCTTCGTGTCACCGTCTTCTTTGTCGTCTTCTTCGGCAACGACATCGGTCTTCTTGGCGTCGTCTTCGTCGTCTTCTTTGTCGTCTTCTTTGTCGTCTTCTTCGGCAACGACATCGGTCTTCTTGGCGTCGTCTTCTTTGTCGTCTTCTTCGGCAACGACATCGGTCTTCTTGGCGTCGTCGTCTTCTTCTTCGGCAACGACATCGGTCTTCTTGGCGTCGTCTTCGTCGTCGTCTTCTTCAGAGACTATATCCGTTTCGTCGTCATCTTCGACCTCAACGCGCAGCTCGGACTCGTCATCATCCTGCCACACCTTGTCGTCAGCCTCGGGAGTAAACTCGGGGAGGTCGTCGGATTCGTCGGATTCGTCGGACTCGTCGGACTCGTCGGACTCGTCGGATTCGTCGGATTCGTCGCTAAGAGTGTCGTCAGTCTCAACATCCTCTTCACCACCAGACAACTCGATGACATCGTCGTCTTCCTCGTCCACCAGATCCTTGAGGTCCAAGTCCAACACGTCATCGCTGGAATCGTCGGCCTCATCTTCGTCGGTGTCTGCCTCATCGACTTTCATCGCAGGCGCGTCATGGCGCAGTTCATCGGCAGTCTTGGGTTCGTCGTCAACGCCCCCCTTTACCGCGGCTTCTTGTTCTTTAAGAGTGTCGGCCTTTTCGGCGTCGACATCCGTGGGAATCGAGGAATCGGGCGACACACCGACCGCTGCATCAAACTTGAAATTGGCATAATTTGCAGTCGACCACTGAGGTTCCGGTCCACCGACTTCGTGTACCTTCGCATCTTCCGTGATTGCATCAAGTTTGTCTTGCTTTTCCGCATTCGTGGTAGATAACAGCTTCTCTGATGTTGCCATATAAATCCTCGCTTAAAAGATAACCAACGCTATTGTGTATTTAGCGTTACCGTATGTTTGACCGAACCCCACGGCGCAGCGCCGTAAGAAATTGATTGAACGATTCTACTAAGGCTACTGACCGCACGTCACGCGAAACGCCCGGCTGGTGGACTTCTTCAATAGTTTGCGCAATCTGCGCGACTGCACATTCCTTCAAGACCCCACTGTCCCACACCCACGCTTTGCCTTCCATCACTCCCCGCACAAACGCGTCGGGGGCGGACGGATCCGCCACAATATCCACTGTGGAGAAATAGAAATCGTCCTGAACTTCCATGATGCCCTCGTCCATATCCCGCAGAGATCCCAACCCCCGCGACGATACCCCCAATTCGGCGCCTTCGTCAATCAGCGCCTTGACAATGTTCCCCATCGGGGTGTGGACCATGACCTTTGCTTTGCCCACAAAGTTATTCCCGTCTTGGGTCAAATTCGTGATCATGTGAGATACTCGGTCAAGATTAACAGTCGGGCTATCGGGATGCCCCAACTCGCCAAACGCCCGCTTGCGCTCGATATATTCTGTCTGATATCGCCGCATTTCACGGATCAACGTTTCGGTTGGATACACCCGACCATTCTGGTTTTTCTTATTGCCCTGCATGAAGATACCTTCAATAAAGTAATTTAATCGATTACCGCCAGGGCCGGCGTCGGACGACTCGACAAGAGTGCGAACGTTTGATACCGTTTCGGTGATAAGTTTAAGGGCCATATTAGTATCGTCCTACGACATTGCGCTGAAGGAATGGCTGCGCGTACCCGCTAACTTTATTGATATCGATTACCACGGTATACGCGGCATTATTCGACCAATTGTTCGTGGTCAAAATAATATTTCCAGTTGCATTATTCGCATTATTCGGAATTCGGGCGGCATGTGTGGCGAACTCAAAAATTCCGTGACCCGAGAGCGTCGCAATGGTGCGATTGTTGGCGCCCCCGCTCACACCTTCCCATATTAATTCCAGAAACTCATTGTTGCTCGTGTGCACCACGTCATATACCACACGCGCGACCTGAAGCACGTAGGTATCGGGAGCCACAGCCCCCGCTTGGGTGCGCGTGCGAAGCGTTTCCGTGCCGGTAATGAGTGTGCCGTCCGGAAATGACCCCGAGATGTTGATCACGTTAATCTTCGTGGGGCTGAGAACATCTTGCACAATGGCGGTACCGCCACTACTAGAGTTCACCGTCTCTCCGACCTTAAAATTATTGGCGGAGGACACGGTGGTGATCTGTACTACCGCATAGGACAGGGCGGCGGCATTTACCACTAACGCACTGGTTTCGGTATTTGCGACGTTGACTCGCTTAACCACATGGCGCCGGTCCGTGTCTGCAATAACTTGAACTTGTGTATACGCCATATGTCCTACTTCTTCGTAATAAGAGTTTTTGCAGTAGTGTGATATTCGCGCGCCAATACGACACGCATTTTATCCTGTATCAGCGCAGCAAACTGCTCTTTTGCTTCCACAAAATCTTTCGAGCGAATTGCCCGCAATAATTCTAACGATGACGCCATAATTTTGCCTCTTCTCTATTTAGAAAATATGAAATGACTACTCTTTCGCTAACGTGTTCCCAAAAAAGAATTCTTGTGCGTCGGGGTCTGGATCTATCCCTAGTGGTTCTGACTTAGGCGCCGGAGGTGTCGGCGTCTCGGGAGTATCTTCACCGCCAGCAGCCACGTCTTCTCCCACCCCCTCAGGCGCCGCGGTCAGAGTTTCTTGATTATCCTCTTCGATTTGTTCCTGCTCACGGGAGGTCAGTCGAAGAATATGATCCCGCACGTATTGCTCAGAGAAGTATTTTCCGACATACGGGTCCACCTGCTGCACGACGTTCAGTCGTTCCTTGAGCACTTCCACTCTTTTAAGTTCGGCAAAATAAGAATCCGTATTAAACTCATATCGAATAAAATGCCGCAACTGGTTCCATTGCTCTTGCGAACGAATGAGCCCCTTGAGAGTTAGATGTCGTTGCAGAATTTCATCAAACAACACGGCCAAGCGATCCCGCTGTCGTTGCAAAAATCGCGCAAACCGAATTTCATCGCGAGTGATTTCTGTTGTGCGCCCTAACTGGAATCCCCCACCGCTGGATTCTAACCGAGATGCTGGAATACCCAACGAACGATAGAGTTTTTTGCGGAAGTAGTCGACATCCTGCATCTCCCCAAGATTTTGTCCGCCCTGTAGTTGCGTGACTTCGGTTCCCCGGCCGTTGCTCCGACGCGGAAGGAAGAAATCTTCGAGCATCGACTGCACTTTCCTGTCGTCTCGAATTTCGCCGGTGTGACTATCGTAGACCACGCGGTTGCGATACCGAGTCGCGACCGCATTGACGTATTGTTCCGCACGGGCCGTAGGGAGATCCGCAACATCGATGTAAAATACGCGCCGCTCGGGAGCGCGGGTGATGCGATAAATGACGGTTGCGTCCTCGACCATTCGCAACTGATTAAACGGCTTAATGGCTTTGTGTAACGCGGAGAGGACCGTGACGTTGCCGGGAGTGTAGATACCAGAATTAATGTACGCGATACGATCTTTCGCGACCTTCACGCCAGGTCCAGACGTAATATTTGCGAGGTTGCGGAAGCCCATTGGATTATACACAAAGTATTGATCCACGACTTCCGTCAATCGCGCCCCCGTCTCTTGATGCCACATGTCGCGCACTTCCCGCACCGCCCGAATGGTGCGGGGATCCACGTTTCGCACCTCAACAATTCCATGTTCGGGGTGGTGTTCGTCAATCATCAAATCGTAATACAATCGCCCATCGACATAAAATTGACGGGCAATCGAATGACACCGTTCCTTGAAATTTAACAGACTCATGACATACTCAAATTCATTCAATATCTGTTGTCGAAAGGTTTCGTCGTACACTTTAGGGAGCGCATCGACATTCATGGACACGGGGGAATCACCATCATCACGAATCACCATCTCATTGATGATATCATTAATGGCTTCATCGACTTCGGGTTGCAGAGCGAGGTCCCGATACTGATTGATCAGGTCAATTTCGCTGGTGTAGGCAGAATACGTATCAAAATCGACCGCATATCCACCAAACACCCCCAGACCATTTTCATTAACGGTCGCGGCGCCCTCTTCGTTTTTGGGCGGCACCAACGACGGAGACATGCTCCGTTTGACAATTTCATTTTGAGAGAGAATGGTGTAGCCAAAGAGTTTAATCGCCATGTTATTATTTATCAGTCTAAATTAAACGTTGCGGTAAGATACTGAAACTCCACGTCATACGTCTGCACTTGTGCGTCGTTCTCATACGAGTATTGCACCGCCGTCACAGAGGTAGGAAATGCTTCAAAAAATTTATATGTGCCCACATTCTTATGTTGCATATCTTTGGGGCGAAGGTCAATCGTGCCATATAACCCCAGATTCACACCACCTGCACTATCTCGACTATTGGTGAGCGGTTGATTAAACCGCGATACCCATTTTAAAAATTTATTCCGCAATTGATAATTTTGAGTATTGTAAAAAGTCAACGTCACCGGCTGAAATTGCCGAGCGGCGGGCACTTTAACGGCACGAGTAAAGTATTTTAATTCGGTAACATCAAGTTGCGCGGGTGGTAGATTTGCGGCTTTACATAGCAACAATTCTTCGTAACTAAACCCCGTCTCCAGCCGGCCAAAAAGCATCACTGTAGAAAAGGTAATCTGACAATCATAAAACACCCCGCGAGATAACCCTCCCGCTTCGTCAATTATTGATTTGAATTGGGTAATACTGAAGCGTGTTGACTCGGCCATAGGGTTCCTCAATTGACGTGCCCCGCACGAAGTAAAACTCCATAATATAGTGACAAAAACGGGAGGGATCTGATCCCTCCCGTTCGAATACAACACTAAAAATTACGCCGTAAGAATAGCTGCGGCGGCTCGTACGAGCGCACCGGCAATATTAACGTCCGCCGGCTCCCAGTATTGATACGCAAACTCACAGGTGTAATCTTCAATGGCGCCATCATTTGACCAGTCCAGTGCAATTGGTGCAAGTGTTACTGGAAATAAATCACGGAACGTATATGCGCGAACAGGTTTCCCTTGTTTATCATATTGCGTAACTGTTCCTTGTCCCGCATAGGTTCCAACAGTACCCTGTAGGTTTGAAGTAAGCAAATTAATGTTGGATTCCGAGGTATTCATCGCCTCAAACCATCGCTCCAATGCCTGGCGTACTGAGAAGGCTTCGTCGTTTAGAATGGTGAGCGACAGGTTATTAAAGGTGCGCTGACCTGCATACTTGACTTCACGTCCCGCAAACTTAAACACAATCGGATTGTGTTGGGTACCCGGAATTTCTGAAATCCGACAATGAAACCGTGTCTTTTTCTGCGCACGGTCACCGTCAGTACCTAATGCGAGTGGGAAATACAATTCCATCTCAAACAGAGACGGGCGGGCGCCACCATCTAATAATTGTGATTTGAATTCGTTAATGCTCGGAAATGCCATGTCGTGTCTCCTACGTTCTATTTAGTGTAATTTATGACAAGTTGGTGATCACTTCATTAAACGCCACATCCGACCGCACAGCCACAAAATTCAACTGAATAAAGTTGACGCTCCGAATCGGCTTCACGTAGATGTCCGCACGGAACTCGCTGCGATCGACGGCATCTTGCGGATTGTTGCTTTCATCACACACCACATAAAAGTCAGAAATACCACGACGACCTTTGACAGAGCGAAGGAACGGCTCCACCAAGTTAATAAACCCACTACGAGTGTATTCGTCGTTCTGTTCAAACAACTGGAACCGTGCCGACCTATCGATAGTTTTTTCCAACGCGATAAACAACCGACGCACATTGATGCGGTCAAATGCGCTTGGTTTGGCTTGCAGTGTCTTGTCGCCGTATAGTACGGTGCCCTCACCGGGGAAAGACACCACAGGATTGATGCCCTTGAGATACAGACTATCACGATCCGCCTGTTGGGGGTTCCACGCCAACTTCACCGTGTTCCCGATCTTCAACTGACCGCGAGTGAATCCCGCCGGAGAAAACCACGACTCCGCCACTTGATCGGTACGAGCCGCGCACCCGGCAGTGTCACCGTTCAGTGGCACGTACCGGTAAACTTGATTGTAACGATCGTATTGATACTTCCACCCCGAGTCCAATACCGCGTAGCTACTAGATGGGAGGGATTCGCGGAATGTAATAACATCCGCAGTCTCCGACCCAACGTTATCGACCACATTTGCGCGCAACGGTGAAATAAACGCCATCGCATACCTACGCGGTTCAACCACGTCGGAGATGATATGCGACGCGACTGCCGCACTGACTTCTCCCGCCATGATAAAGGAGAGTTCCACCTGCTCATCGCGGAACATGTCATATGCGTCTTCTTTTTGCGCATCCG